ATTGCAGCGACTGCCATTGGCGACACCGAGACGGACTTCGTGTCGGTGTTTGAGGCGGCATTGGCTGCCTGATTCACATGGTTGCTATGAGTCTGTCCCAAAGGATCTCCGATCTGGCAGCGGCAATAGGCCGCCAGATTAAGACCCGGATCAGCGCTGACCATCCCGGTGTAGCCCGTGCCTGGGTGTCCTGTGGCTATGTCGGCAGCACCACCATGGTCTGGTCAAGCTTCAATGTGCAGAGCGTGACACGCAGCGCCACAGGCAAATACCGGGTGACGTTTGCCACACCGATGAAGGACGCCAACTATTGCTGGAGTGCCTTTGCCCGCAACTCAGGAAGCCAGTCAACGCTCAAGGTGGCCAGCGCCCGTGTCAATGCAGAGGCCAAGACCGTGGACTACGTCGAGGTCATTTGCTCCTCACAGTCCGGCGGGCTCTCGGACACTTCTGAGCTCAACTTGATGGTGTATCGCTGATGGCCTACACAGAAAGTCAAGTGCAAGCCTTGGAAGCAGCGCTGGCCAAAGGTGAGCGCCGCGTCAGCTTTGGCGACAAGACAGTCGAGTACCGCTCCATCGACGAACTGCGCGTGGCACTTCGTGAAGTCAAACGCGGACTCTTTGAGCAGGCGGTTGCCACCAATCTGTGGCCAGGTGCGCCAAGGCAGATCCGGGTCACGACGGGAAAGGGCAGCTGATGGGCTGGATCCAAACAATGAGGAGCAGTCTGTCGGCCGGGCGAGTTGGCATGTCGCTCTTTGGCGGCCGGAACTCAGGGCTTGGCCGCGCCAGCCCGAGCAACCCGACCTACGACGGTATCGGCGGCGGGCGTCGCGCACTGGCGTGGCAGGTCGGCAACCCCGGCGCGGTCGCAGCACTGGCCTACACGCAGATGGAGCTGCGCGCCAAGAGCCGGGACCTGGTTCGCCGCAATGCTTGGGCGGCTGCCGGGGTTGAAGCCTTTGTGGCCAATGCCATCGGCACTGGCATTAAGCCGCAATCGATGCTGGTGGACAACGCGGTGCGCGAATCCATCCATGCCTTGTGGCGGGACTGGTGTGAGGATGCCGACGGTGCGGGCCTCACCGACTTCTACGGTCTGCAGGCATTGGCCTGCCGGGCCATGATGGAAGGCGGTGAAGCCCTGATTCGGATTCGCTATCGCCGCCCTGAAGATGGTCTGGCTGTGGCCATGCAACTGCAGGTGCTGGAGCCCGAGCACCTGCCGACCTCCCTGAACACCGAGTTGGCGCCAGCATCAAACAGTTCAGGCCCTGGCAATACCGTGCGCGCTGGCATCGAATTCGATCGCCTGGGGCGCCGTGTGGCCTACCACTTGTACCGCTCGCATCCGGGTGATGGAATGCTGGCGCCGATGTCGGGCGCTGGTGGCATGGACACGGTTCGGGTTCCGGCGGCAGAAGTGATTCACCTGTTTCGACCACTGCGTCCGGGACAGATCCGCGGTGAACCTTGGCTGGCTCGGGCCCTGGTCAAGCTCAACGAGCTCGATCAGTACGACGATGCCGAACTGGTGCGCAAGAAGACGGCGGCGATGTTTGCCGGCTTTATCACCCGCATGGCGCCAGAGGACAACCTGATGGGCGAGGGGCCGGCGGACACCAATGGGGTGTCGCTTGCCGGCCTTGAGCCGGGGACCCTGCAGTTCCTGGAGCCTGGCGAGGACGTGAAGTTCAGCCAACCAGCGGACGTGGGTGCGAGCTACTCCGAATTCCTGCGCATGCAGTTTCGGGCGGTGGCAGCGGCCATGGGCATCACCTACGAGATGCTCACTGGCGACCTCACCCAGGTCAACTACTCCTCCATCCGGGCTGGCTTGCTGGAATTCAGGCGGCGTTGTGAAGCCATTCAGCACGGCGTCATCGTGCACCAGTTGTGCCGGCCGATCTGGAAAGCCTGGATCGAGCAGGCGGTGCTCGAGGGTGCGCTCAGCTTGCCCGGCTTTGCAACACGGCGGCGTGAGTATTTGACAGCCAAGTGGATCCCGCAGGGCTGGCAATGGGTCGACCCGAAGAAGGAGTTCGACGCCGTGCTGACTGCCATTCGGGCCGGACTGATGTCCAGGTCGGAAGCGATCTCGGGCTTTGGTTATGACGCAGAAGACATTGACCGAGAAATCGCGGCTGACAACCAACGCGCCGATCAACTGGGACTGGTATTCGATTCCGATCCACGCAAGGACCAACCCTCCGCTACCAGGCCTTCGCCGGGTCAGACGGCCACCGTGGACGCGAGTGCGTCCAACCCCGACACCACTTCAATCTAGGAGCCACCTTGTTGCCACATCTTGCGTGCCGAGTGTTCGGCACACCGCTTCTGATTGCCCGATCCAAGCTCGACGTGATTCTGTCGGTGCTGATGCCGCGCATGGCTGTGAGTCCAGATCTTCACGGAATAGTCCGCGATTGGCCAGTCGATATCGCCAGCACGGTGCAGCCGGGTGGGATTGCCATAGCGGCTTCCACCATTGATCTGACAGCGATGGATTCCATGCGAACCGGAATTGCCGTGATTCCAATTTACGGCAGTCTGGTCAAACGCACGGTCGGTTTGCAGGTTGAATCAGGACTCACAAGTTACGCATCGATTGCTGCACAGATTGACAGCGCTGCTGCCGATGCAGGTGTGTCAGGCATCGTGCTTGATATCGATTCCCCTGGCGGTGAAGCCGCAGGCGTCTTTGAACTCTCGCGTCGCATTCGCGCCGCTGGTGCGAAGAAACCGATCTGGGCGGTGGCCAACGACGCAGCGTTCTCTGCCGCTTATGCCATTGCAGCCAGTGCTGAGAGGCTCTTTATTACCGAAACAGCCGGTGTGGGCTCGATTGGTGTCATTGCACTGCATGTCGACCAGTCGGCCAGGGATGCGACGGACGGACTGCGCTACACCGCCATCACGGCCGGCGAGCACAAGAACGACTTCTCGCCGCATGAGCCGCTCTCAATTCAGGCCCATGCCAGTCTGCAGTCGGAAGTCGATCGACTCTATGCCATCTTTACCGATCAGGTCGCGCAGATGCGAGGCATCAAACCGCAGGCAGTCCGCGGTACCCAGGCGGCACTGTTCTTTGGCGAGGACGCGGTCAAGGCCGGTCTGGCTGACGGCGTGCTGAGTCTGGAAGCCGCCATCTCTGACATGAAAAGCCACCTTCTCACAAGTCGCCTGCGCAGTCCATCGCTGTCAGTTCTGGCGGGGCCAGCCCTGGCGCGCGCAAGCCCTCAAAGCGCTTGCGATACCACACCGATCCAACCTTTATCAACCAAGGAGACTTCAATGCCTCAAGAAAACACTGACCCCATCATTCATCCATCCGCTGAAGCGAGCACGGCGAGCGCCGCCGTGGCACCCGTGCCGCCCAATGCAGTCGCGACGGTGCTAACCGCTGCTGGCCCCGTTGCCGATCCCGCCACCCTGGCGCAACTCCTCAGCGAAGCACGCAAGGAGGCGACGCAAGCCGTCACAGAGCACTTGCAGCAAAGTGTGCAGGCGATTGCCGAGATGTGCCTGATCGCAGGCTGCCCGGATCGTGCTGCGCAGTTCATAGCTGCCGGCAAGACCGAGATGGAGGTGCGTCGCAGCCTGATCGAAGCACGAGCCTCGGCCAGTGACGCTCTTGGAATCCAGTCCACCTTGCCCGCTGCAAGCGGTACCGGTACCGGAAGCCCTTCGCCCGCAGCCTCGCCCCAGTCCTCGCCGATCGTGGCGGCCGTCAAGAAACTCAACTCCAAGGAGTAATTCATGCCCTTTATCAACTCACTTCCCACGCTGGGTGATCTGCTCAAGTTTGAAGCACCCCAGTTCTACTCGCGCAGCGCCATCACGATTGCCGCTGGTCAGAACCTGGCCATGGGCACAGTCCTGGGTCGCAAAACAGCAGACGACAAGCACCAGGCCTTTGACCCGGTCGCGACCGACGGTACCGAAACCCCAGTTGGTATCCTGCTCGGCGACATCGATGCAACACTGATCGACCGGGAAGACGCGCTGCTCTTGGCACGCCACGCCATGGTTGCAGAAAAGCTGGTCGTCTGGCCCGCCGGAATCGATGCTGACGTCAAGCAGGCGGCGGTCCGCCACCTTGAAGACATCGGCATCCTGATTCGCACCAGCGCTTGATCCTCCTCACGGTCCTCATCCACACAGCAACTTCCCTATTCCTTCCCTAAAACCCGCCTTGGTGTTGATTCACCCGGTGGGTTTTGAACTTCTGGAGATCCTTTATGCAAAACCCATTCAACAATCCCGGCTTCTCGATGGCAGCTCTGACCCTGGCCATCAATCTGCTGCCCAACCGTTACGGTCGGCTCGAGCAGATGAACCTGTTTCCCTTCAAACCGGTTCGCTCTCGCCAGATCCTGGTCGAAGAGCGCAATGGCACGCTCAATCTGCTGCCTACCCTGCCGGTGGGCAGTCCCAGTTCGGTTGGCTTTCGGGACAAGCGCAAGCTCCGTTCCTTTGTCGTGCCGCACATTCCCCATGACGATGTGGTGCTGCCCGAGGAAGTTCAGGGCATCCGGGCCTTTGGTTCGGAGACCGAGATGGAAACCGTGGCCACGGTTCTGGCCAGCCATCTGGAGCGTATGCGCAACAAGCATTCGCTGACACTCGAACACCTGCGCATGGGCGCCTTGAAGGGCGCAATCCTGGACTCTGACGGCTCGGTGCTGTACAACCTGTACAACGAGTTTGAGATCACGCCCAAGACGGTCAGCTTCGCTCTGAATGTCGATGGCACCGATGTCAGAAAGAACTGCTTCGAGGTGCTGCGCCACGTCGACGACAACCTGCGCGGTGAGTTCATGACCGGCATCCACTGCCTGTGCTCGCCCGAGTTCTTCGAGAAACTGGTCGGCCACGCCAAAGTCAACAAGGCTTATGAAAACTACGCCCAGGGTGCCATGCTGCGCGACGATGTGCGCCAGGCCTTCTCGTTTGGCGGTCTGACCTTCGAGGAATACCGTGGCCAAGCCAGCGACATCGACGGCAATGTGCGTCGCTTCATTGCCGCCGGCGAGGCCCATGCCTTCCCGCTGGGCACGGTGGACACCTTCGGAACCTACATCGCCCCGGCCGACTTCAACGAGACGGTCAACACCCTGGGTCAGGTGCTCTACGCCAAGCAAGAGCCCCGCAAATTCGAGCGCGGCACTGACTTGCACACGCAGAGCAACCCGCTGCCCATGTGCCACCGCCCGGGTGTGCTGGTCAAGCTCACGATGGCCTGATGGTCAGCGTCGAGTTCATGTACGCAGCGGCCAACAACGCCGGGCTGCTCAAGCCCGCCTTGTTCGGTGCGCAGCAGGTCATGGTTGATTTGCGCGCACCCGACGAGGATGTCCTCTCTGGCATGGGTGTCAGCCGGGACTACTCGATCCGCTATCCCCTGACCTGGCTACCGGATCTGGTGGCTGGCAGCACCATCGCGATCTCGGGTCAGACCTACCGCGTGCGGGAAGTTACTGCGATTGGTGATGGGTCGGAGTGCCGGGCAACGCTGGCCAGACTGTAGGAGTCTGCCATGGCGCAATCCATTCGCGAGCGAATCCTGCAAGCTGTTGTGCAGCTACTCGCACCAGTGGCATTGCTGCAGGGCGCGCAAGTCCTGCGCTCCCCCACCACCGGCATCACCCGTGAGAACTCACCTGCGCTGCTGATATTCCCCGAGTCGGAGACAGTGTCGCCGCGCATCAACGACCGTGTCGAGCGCCAATTGGTGCTGCGCATGGTGGCGGTTGCACGTGAAACAGCGCTCAGTGCGCCTGAGGTGATTGCAGACGCACTCCTGGTCGCCGCCCACTCGGCCTTGTTTGCCAACGCCAACCTCGGTGGCCTGTGTCTGGGCCTGCGGGAATTGGAATGCGAGTGGGACGTGGAGGACGCCGACGCCGCTGCCGCCGCCATTCCGGCGCGCTACCAGATCACTTACCGAACCCTGGCCAGCGATATCTCAACCATTGGATGAAAACCATGACAGCACTTGTTTTATTGAAACCGCACACGCACGCCGGCAAGACCTGTGAGCCTGGTGAGCGCATTGACGTTGACGAGATAACAGCGCAGTGGCTGCTTGCAAACGGCGTCGCGACGGCAGCACCCAAACCCCTCAAGACTGAACCAGATTCCAAACCCTTCCAACCCAAGGAACCCAAGCAATGAGCACCTATGCATCCTTCCAGGGCCGAGTCTTTCTCGGCAAACGCGACACTTCTGGTAACCCGATCGAGGTTCGCTCGCCCGGCAACGTAGCCGAGCTCAAACTCTCGCTCAAGACCGATGTGCTGGAACATTACGAGAGCCAAACGGGGCAGCGCACGCTGGATCACCGCATGGTCAAGCAAAAGTCGGCAACCGTGAAACTCACGATCGAGGAGTTCACCAAAGAAAACCTGGCTCTGGCTCTTTACGGCAACCATGTTGTCGGCACCACTGGAACGGTTACAGCGGAACCGATTGGCGGCGCGACACCGGTTGTCGGCGACCGCTATTTCTTTGCACATCCGAAAGTTTCAACGCTGGTTGTGGTGGATTCCGCCGGGACGCCTGCGACTTTGGAGCTCGGCACACATTACACCGCCGATGCTGACTTCGGCGCCCTGCAGTTTCTCGATGTCACAGGCTTTACGGCGCCCTTCAAGGCCAGTTATGCCTACGGTGTGGCCACAGAGATCGGGATCTTTACGCAGCCGCTGCCAGAACGCTACTTGCGGCTTGAAGGTTTGAACACCGCGCAGGGGAATGCCAAAGTTCTGGTCGAACTCTACCGCGTGGCCTTTGATCCGCTGAAGGAAATCTCCTTCATCTCGGATGATTACAACAAGTTCGAGATGGAGGGCTCGCTCCTGGCTGATTCCAGCAAGCCGTTCGACGCCGCGCTCGGACAGTTCGGTCGAATCACGCTCGTGGCTTGACGGCACAAATCCCAACCCGCATCAATCAGCACATCACCATGAACGATTTGGAACAACTCATCCCGATAGCCGTCGAATTGACGGTGGGCGGCGAGACATTGGCGATCAAGCCTCTCAAAGTGGGCCAGATGCCGGCCTTTCTGCGGGCGATTTCCCCAGTGATGCAGCATCTCACGCGCGCTGAGATCGACTGGCTAACACTGTTAGGCGAACATGGCGACGATTTGCTGTCGGCGATTGCCATCGCGGTCTCAAAACCGCGCCCCTGGGTGGACGATCTGGCCGCTGACGAAGCAATTCTGCTGGCGGCCAAGGTGATCGAGGTGAATGCCGATTTTTTTACCCGGACGGTGCTGCCCAAACTCGACGGACTGTTCACGCGGGCCAAGGGTCTGGTGCCAGCACCAATGCCGGCATCTGGTTCGACGCCATCCAGCGCCTGATAGCGCATGGCCACCGGCTGAGCGACATCCTGGACTACACCCTGGCTCAGTTGCGCGGATTTATGGAAGCCACAATCCGGCAAGACGCCACCAACGACGCGCGTCTGTTGTCCCTAATCGCCATCGGCACAAGGGGAGACGCCAAAAACCTCGACCAAACCCTGGACCGCCTAACCGATAGATCGCAAGGCCAATGAAGATATCCATCCGTATCGAAAGCGCCGCCGCCCAAGCCAACCTGCGCCGCTGGGGTGGCGAGTTCCAGACCAAGGTCAGAAAAGCAGTGGCGCGCGCCATGCAAACCGAGGCAATCGAGATCAAGCAGGAAGTTCGCTCCCAGGTTGCCAGTCAAATGGCGGTGCTCAAGAATTCCTTCCTCAAGGGCTTCAACGCCAAGGTGCTGGACCAGGATCCGAACCGCTTGCCAGCGCTTTATGTCGGCTCGCGCATTCCGTGGTCCGGCATTCATGAAAAGGGTGGTTCGATCTCGGCAAAAATGCTGATTCCCCTGCACGGGCGTGTCGGCAGAAAACGCTTCAAAGCGCAGATCGCTGAACTCATGCGTGGCGGCAACGCCTACTTCATCAAGAACGCCAAGGGCAACATCGTGCTGATGGCTGAGAACATCAAGGAGCACGACCGACCCTTGGCTGGATTCAAGCGCCGCTACAGAAAAGCCGAGGGTGTGAAACGTATCAAACGTGGCGCCGACATTCCGATTGCGGTTCTGGTGCCGCGGGTGCAGTTAAAGAAGCGACTTGATATCGAGCGGCTGGTTGCAGGACGCGTGCCGCGTCTGGCTGTTGCAATAGAAAAACAAATCCAGACGCTGAACTGATCACCTGTTTGCGCCGGCCTTCTCGTGCAGTGCCGCAAGGCGAGAGCGCACCTGATCAATCGAGAGGGCTCGCGCAGGGTCAGCCTTCAGAGCGTCGTATGCTGGCACTACTTCTTGAAGCAGCCAGTGTTCCATAGCGCGGTCGTGTGCTGTCAAGGTGGGCGGTGTGACGCCCAGGCGTTCGGCTGTGCGCATGGAATGCTCCGATTTGCAGGAATTGTGATCAGCCTTCTTGAACATCCCAGGGATTGATGATGTCCAGATTCAAACCGATGAAGTCCTTCACGTTGCGGCTTACCAGCGTCATATCGTGATGCAGGGCGGTGGCTGCAAGCAGACCATCAATGGCGGGCAGTGGTCGCGCAGCACTGGCCAGCAAACGGCCCCAGCGATCAGCAACCTGGGTATCGACCGGCAACAAACGACCAAGAAAAAAGGTGGGCAGGTCCTGTTCGAGCCAGTCAACGAGAGTTTGCCGGCGCAATGAGCCTGGCACATCGTCCAGACGCTCGATGCCTTTGCGGATTTCGCCCAGGGTCAGCACACTCAAGTAAAGCGACTGACGCGGGCGCTGCTTGAACCACGCCACCACATTGGCATCGGGCTGTTTGCGGCGTAATTCGGAGAGCACATTGGTGTCAATCAGATAACTCATAACTCGATCTCGCGCGCTAAGCTCTGATCGCGTTCGAATTCAATGTCATCACGCCCGAACAAGGGCGACTGTTGCATGAATTCAAGCAAGGACTCGGTGTTGCCGCTGATGCGGTCAAACAACTCGCGCGACAGCACCACAGCCACCGACCTGCCGTGCACCGTGATGTCTTGAGGACCGTCTTGTTTGGCGCATCTGACCACGTCAGAAAACCGCGCCTTTGCCGTTTGCATTTGCCAGGTTTGCATAGATTTCCAATATTCTGACCTTAATAGTCAGAATATAACCAGTTTTTGACTTTAAGTCTTCTGTTTCACCCTATTTGGCGCATTTGGCGTCGCTTTTAACCCATGGCCAACAACCGCATCGCCGTTCTCGTCGCCCTCGAAGGCTCCGATGACGGGCTCAAGCGCGCCTTGACATCGGCCCAGCAGAGCCTGGGTGAATTGGCCACCAACGCGAAGACGGCTGGCGAGAAGGCCGCAGCCGGCATGGCCGAGGTCAAAGCGGGGATGTCTGCCTTCGGTGACCAGGTATCAAGCGCCAAGTCTCAACTACTGGCCTTTCTGTCGATCAACTGGGCTGCAGGCAAGCTCCAAGAGGTTGTTCAAATCGCAGACGCCTGGAACATGATGGCGGCGCGCCTGAAACTGGCCACCATCGGCCAGCAGGAATACGCAGTAGCTCAGAAGGCTCTGTTCGAGATCGCCCAGCGCATTGGTGTCCCTATCCAGGAGACCGCCACCTTGTACGGCAAACTGCAGCAAGCCGTGCGCATGCTCGGCGGGGAACAAAAGGATGCACTGACCATCAC